GTAGAGTTTTTCAGTGGGGTTGGAATCCAGTTGGCGGAGCCAGTAGTTTTGATGCAGTTTTGACGCAAAACTATTTGATTCCAAACGTACAAGTGGGTACAGTTACAATAGTTACAACGTAGGAGTTAAAAATGGCTAAACATGACGATATTAAAGAAGACAAAAAGCTGATCAAAAAGGCTTTTGGTATGCACGATAAACAAGAGCATCCTGGCAAGCACACCGACTTGAGCAAACTCAAGAAGGGTGGCAAAATCCACAAGATGGCCAAGGGTGGCGTCACTGGTAAAGCCATGAGAGCTGTCGGCCGCAATTTGGCCCGCGCTCACAACCAAAAACCTGGGAGCAAATGATGGTTACTCAAGTTAAACCAACAACCAAGAACAGCCCCGCCATTCATAAGCCTACAAAGGTATTTAATGGTTCTGCTGAAGAGTATGCTCGTCCACATACCATGAAGGATAAGCCCGTTCATCTTGAAGATGCAGGCACTGAGCCCAGCTTTAACAAGAAAAAAAACTGGGTTCCACTCAAAGGCGTGAGTATTACCATGAATGAAGAAGTCAAAGAGACTGGCATCAAAATTCGCGGTACTGGAGCAGCTACCAAAGGCGTGATGGCCAGAGGACCAATGGCGTGAACTACACTCAGCTTAAACAACTGATCCAGGATTACACCCAAAACTACGAGACCACTTTCGTAGCGGATATTCCTACGTTTGTTGAGCAAGCTGAGCAGCGCATTTACAACTCGGTTCAGTTTCCATCTCTGCGCAAAAATGTAACCGGCAGTATTACACAGTACAACCAATACTTGTCTACACCTTCTGACTTTTTGGCGCCGTATTCGTTGGCCATTTATCAGACTGCTACAACGACAGCGACTGGAACATCTGGTACTTATACCATTACGATTGGCTCAAACACAAATGTGGCATTGGGCCAGATTGTGTCTGGGTCAAACATTCCTAATGGAGCAACGGTCACCAACATCAATGGTCTTGTAATTACGTTGAATTTAGCATTGACGGGAACTGTATCTGGTAACGTTACATTTCAAGGCAGCTTTTTGTACTTGATTAACAAAGATGTTAACTTTATTCGTGAAGTGTACGGCAACCCTGTTTCTTATGGCACGCCACAGTATTACGCTTTATTTGGTCCAACCATAACAAGTGGTAATATTACCAATGAACTTTCTTTCATCATGGGTCCTACTCCTGATGCTGCTTATACTGCCGAGCTGCACTATTACTATTACCCTGTGTCTATTGCAGATACGACTAATAACCCAAATGGTACTTCTTGGCTTGGTGACAATTTTGACACCGTACTTTTGTACGGCTCTCTTGTTGAGGCTTATACCTTCATGAAGGGTGAGACCGACATGATGACGCTTTACAACCAGAAGTATGTTGAGGCACTTGCTCTTGCTAAACGTCTTGGCGATGGTATGGAACGTCAGGATGCGTACAGAGACGGTCAATTTAGGCAGGCTGTTACATGAGCATAGTCCAAACCGCTACCACCAGCTTCAAAGTGCAGCTTGCGCAAGGGCTGCACAACTTTGGCCCCACAAGTCCAAACACGTTCTATATTGCGCTGTTTACTTCAAACGCCACAATCAACGCAGCCACTACCCAATATTCAACAGCGCTTGTTGGAGAAGTTCCAACTGGTGGGGGATATACGCAGGGCGGACAGCAATTGACTATTGTTCAGACACCAACGTCTGGAGCCACAGGTGGGACAGTTGCATATTGGTCATTCCAAAATGTAGTATGGAGTCCAGCTTCATTTACAGCTCGGGGCGCATTGATTTACAACGCAACCCAGAATAACGCGTCAGTGGCTATTCTTGATTTTGGATCAGACAAAATTTGCAATACATCATTTACAATTCAGTTTCCTGCTGTAACTAATACCAACGCAATTCTGAGGATAGCATAATGATTGTAACAACGACTAAAGGTGATATGGACGATTCTCTTCTTGAAAAAAAAGAAGGGATAGTCGATAATGAGGACGAGTACACCACCTGGGTGGAGTATTGGTTGAATGGCGAAATGGTGCACAGATCTGCACATGTAACACTTAAAAAAGCGCTAATGCTTGGCGCTGTAACCGCAGCTTTTGAATAAAGGAGCCTATCATGGCAAATACACAATCAATGTGCACCTCGTTTATGCAACAGTTAATGACTGGTGGGCATAACTTTACAACCGGTACGGGCAACACTTTTAAAGCCGCTCTGTATCTTACAACTGCTACGCTTAACGCCAGCACAACAGCATACTCTGCAACTGGAGAAGTATCTGGTACTGGTTATACAGCAGGTGGAATTACAGTCACAAACGGCACATCTCCAGCATCTACAAACTCATCGGCCACTGCTGGTGTAGCTTACTGGACGCCTTCTGCTTCTTTGGTTTACTCTGCTGTCACTTTGACAACTGCATTTGATACAGTGTTGATTTACAACTCAACAAATTCAAACACCGCAGTTAGCGTTCACACATTTGGCGCTCAAACCATCACGGCTGGAACATTTACATTGACCATGCCAAGCAACACAACGACAACCGCTTTATTGCGTTTGGCAACCACCTAATAGGTGAGTTATGGCCGGATGGGGCGTTGGTCCTTGGGGGTACGGCACTTGGGGTAATGGGGCCATCGCTTTAACAGGCGACCCAGCTTCAGGTGCTGTTGGCACTGCATCCCCCAATACCACAATTGCTTTATCCGGCGTCAGTGCGTCTGGTAGTGTTGGTTCGGTTACAGAATCGTTTTCTGATGCACTAAGCGGTGTATTTGCAAGTGGCAGCACAGGCACTGTCACAAGTAACATAACAATTGCCCTGACTGGCAATAATGCCAGCGGCTCAGTAGGCACACAAACTGCTAATATCACAATTGCCCTATCTGGTGTGGGAGCAAGTGGTAGCGTAGGTTCAGTTGCAATCAGTAGCCTTACAGCTTTGTCTGGGGTCATTGCAAGCGGGTTCACAGGCAACGTATCAGGCTCCCCAACATTCAGTGTTTCGGGTGTTTCAGCATCAGGTAACGTTGGCCAGATGGTGGCTAACAATACAGATGGGGATATTGGGGCTGTAGCAATTGGCTCCCCTGGCTCTGTCTCTGGCAACTTAACACTTGCCATATCGGGGGTTACAGCTTCTGGTGCGGTGGGGTCAGTCACTCTTGAGATAGATGGATCTTTATCCGGAGTTAGTGCTTCTGGTTTGGTTGGCGCTTTAGCAGTTCCTCTTGGTGGGAATGCCGCAACTGGAGATATTGGTTCTGTTGGATATAACTTAACTTTGGCCTTGTCTGGAGTTGGGTCGGTAAACACAGTTGGATCTGTTACCATGTCTGGCAGGGGGACTGCGATTACTGGGGTAGCAGCGGCTGGTAAAGTCGGCACAATGGGCGTTATTTACTGGAGTGTAATTAACGATGGGCAAACGCCAAACTGGGGCATCATAGGGGATGCTGAAACTGCAAACTGGCAATTAGTTGGTGACAATCAGACTCCTTCATGGCAAAATGTGGCAGACGCACAGACTCCGGGCTGGTCAACAATTGATGATGCTGAATCCGCAAACTGGGCATTGATTACAGGATGAGAACATGACGATCAATTACACAACGAATTTGAGCTTGGCCGAACCAGTCACGGGCACTGAATCCGGCACTTGGGGCGATGATGTCAATAAAGGTATTACTGATTACCTTGACATTGCGATTGCGGGAACACTTGCGCTTACCTCATCTTCGTTCACTGCCAACGCATTAACCCTTGCAAACACACAGGGTAGCAGTTCTGGCAATAACATTGGTGCTACAACAGCCCAGTATTATGTTTTGAAAGTCAGCTCACTTGCTGCCAACGTCACGATTACAGCGCCAAGTTCTAGTAAATCATACGTTGTTGTTAACCTTGATTCAACTTACTCTGTAACTGTTAAAGCATCAGGCCAAACAGGTATTACTGTGCCCGCAGGTCAGCGTGCGTTGATTGTTTATAACGGCACCGACTATGTTCAAGTTGGCGCTTCTGCTGGTGGTGCTACCACTCAAGTTCAGTACAACAACGGCGGCGCTTTAGCTGGCGACAGCACATTTACTTTTAACAACTCTACAAAGACCGTTA